GGAATATGAAGCCATGAACACATTCAACAAAGTAGCCGCGGCCTTGGTCAAGGCCCAGAAAGAATTCGGCCCTGCGCTGAAATCCAGCACTAACCCCCATTTCAAGTCCCGCTATGCCGATCTGGCCGCTTGCGTGGAGGCGGTGGTAGACGCCCTTAACAACAACGGGATTGCGCTCACGCAGCGCGTCAGCCCCTGCGACGATGGCGTGATTGTGGAAACCGTGTTTATCCACGAATCCGGGGAAATTATTAACTGCGGCCAACTGCACGTCCCCGCGGCCAAGCAAGACCCCCAGGGTTATGGCTCGGCGCTGACTTATGCCCGCCGCTACAGCCTGATGGCAGCTTGCGGCATCGCCCCTGAAGATGATGATGGCAACAGCGCCAGCCGCCGCCCTACACCGGCCCAGGCCATCCCCGACATCACCGACCACCTGTCAGCAATTGAAGCCAGCGCCAGCAGCGATGACCTGGCCAAAGTCTACGCAGCCGCTTATGAGGCTTGTCAAGGCAACCAGCAGCTACAGGCACGGGTGATTGCCGCTAAAAAAGCCCGCATTGAACGCGCCAAAAAGGAGAAAGCAAATGGCAAATAAAGAAGATATCGAAATCTTGCAGCGCGTCAATAGCGCAGACCTGGATGCATTAAACGATGCCAAATTTACGCTTAAAGCGATCAAGGAGGCCGACCCAGGGACTTATGACGAAATGATTGACCAATCTTTACGTCTGATTGATGAAGCCTTGAACATCAGTTGTGTTGATGCCATTGAAAGAATTGCAGAACAGTTAGGAGTAGAAGCATGAAATCTTCAAGATTGCGGTCTAAGGTGACCACTGACCATCCGATGCACAAACTTTGGGAAGCGGCATCCGACATTCACGCAAGAACCATACAGGCTTACAACAACGCCAAAGTACCTGTGCCGCATGAAATTGCCATCCCGGTATGGGTTGATGGTGACCCAGTAATGCGGATCACCATTGAAGTCGGGGCAAAAACAACAGCGGAATACGCAATTTTTAAAGCCCAAAATCAGGAGAAAGCAAAGTGATTGAAATCGAACAACGCACCGACGATTGGTACGCCGCCCGCCTGGGCAAAGTCACGGCCAGCAGCCTGTACAAAGTTCTGGCCAAAACCAAGACCGGCTACGGGGCCGACCGCGGCAACTACATGACCCAACTGGTTTTGGAAAGGGTGACCGGCACCAAAGCCGATTCCTACACCAACGCGGCCATGCAGTGGGGCATCGACCAGGAACCGTTCGCCAGGGCCGCGTATGAGGCTTCTAGGGGCGTCATGGTGGAAGAAGTGGGGTTCATACCTCACCCAGCCATTGAAGCGGCTGGCGCGTCCCCTGATGGCCTTGTTGGGAATGATGGGATGGTGGAAATCAAATGCCCCGACAGCAAGACCGCCTTGGAATGCTGGCTGTCGGACAGCCCGGTGGAAGGCAAGTACTTCGCCCAGATGCAATGGCAGATGCGCTGCGCCGACAGGTCGTGGTGCGACTACGTTGTGTTTGACCCGCGGATGCCGACCAAAGCCCAACTATTTGTCACCCGCGTACAGCGTGATGACGAATGGCTGACAACCGCGGAAGCGGAAGTCGTCAAGTTCTTGGCTGAAGTGGACGCCAAGGTTACAGCACTGAAGAAAATTATTGGGGAATGAAATGCCGAAAGTAATTAAGGAAATCACCGTCATCACCGGCCAGTACACCAACAAAGACGGTCAGCAGAAAAACCGCTATCAGCGCATCGGCTCAATCATTGACACCAAAAACGGTGAAATGCTCAAGATCGACGTTATGCCGCTGAAGGAAGGCGGCTGGGATGGCTGGGCGTACATCAATGAACCTAGGCCCAAGGAAGACCAGCCCCGCCAGCAGCAGCGCGGCAGCGGGTTCGACGATATGGATTCGGACGTTCCGTTCTAAAGGGCCATCATGGGTTACATCATCGGGATTCTTTGCCTTCTCGCCTGGCTAACCCATGTCTTCACCTGCTTTGCAGATGGGATGTGGGGCTTTTTAGTAGCTGGCGCGATTTTCTTTCCCATCGGCATCTTGCACGGGTTTTACCTGTGGTTCGCGTAGGGTGCCACCATGCAATTTGACATTTTTAACGATGAGGAAATTCTGTTAACCAAATTGAAAGCGGACTGGCGCAAGACCATTGAAGCCGATGGGGGCCATTGTCCCTGCTGCAATCGATGGGGCAAGATTTCGCCATTCTCCATCACCGAGACACACGCCCTGGCGCTCTTGTGGCTGTCTAGGGCACCGTGCGACAGTGATGGATGGGTAGAAGTCCCGCCAATCGCCCCGGCCTGGATGCTGCGCGGCAAAAACTATACGACGATGGCCAAATGGGGGCTGATCGAACAAGGCAACAGCGCCGACGACAGCAAACGATCAGACGGATTCTGGCGGGTCACGGCTAAGGGTTTGCACTTCCTGTGCGGCACCATAACCGTCCCGAAAAAGGCGTATATTTATAACAACGCCGTGGAAGGCTGGTCAGACGAATGCGTTTCGTTTAGAGACTGCTTTGGCCGTCGTTTTGACTACGCTCAAGTTATGTCCGACAACTTCAACGTGAACGCAATCATTTTGTGATTTGGGTCACCCAAGCACTTCTTGCGCGTGTTTGATGTGCGCGATTCGGTCGTCAAGTCCAATGGTGCCGCCGTTGATCTTTTTTGTCATGCCGGTGTAGTCCTTGGCGTCAGCCTCTTTGTTTAGCTGGCGCTTGTTCCAATACCAACCCGCAGACAGCGCAGCCCAGCGGGGCACCAGCAGGTAATCCGGGGAATGAACAAAATCCTGGTTCAGGGCGTCGGAGGCCAGCATATAGTTGTCCTTGCCAGTCAGTTGGATCAGCCCCCGCCCGTGGTATAGCCAGCCGTCGCCCGTTTCCTCAAGGCCGTTACCCATGCGCCCGCCGTACACCCGGTTGGCAATCTTCTCGGGGTTGCGGGCGTACTGGTCTGCGACTTCCTTGGTTGGGAATCGGCTGGGCCAGACCCGCATAAGAGCCTCTGCGCTGTAGTTCAGGTTCTCTTCCAAAACCTTGAAGTTCGCGCTCTCGTGGGCGCACTGCCCGATGAACGCAGCCTGCCGCGCCGGGGTGTTGATCTCATATCGGTGGAAAACTTCCACCAGCGGCTCGGCCCAAGACGGGTCGATCTTCAGTTTCGTCAGGGCCTCAGTTAGGGCAAGGATGGTCATTTGATTGCGGGTGCCTTGGAAAGAAGATCAGTCTTAGCTTGCGACCCTGCGCTTGAGCCAAAGTAATAAGCAATAATGCCTGTCCATGCAGTGCCCAGCGACCCCAGCATCATCAGGATGGCGGGATTGTTGGAGTCCACCTTGCCCAGCAGCATCATCACCAGAATGCCGAAGAACCCGACGGTGACAATCGCAGCCAGCGCCGGGGGCACGATGGAGCGGGTAGCGGCCTGCATCTCACGGGCAGACTTGCGGTCATCCACTGCCAGCTTCTCGAAGTTTAGGCCCAACTCTTGAGCCTGCTTCTGGAGTTCAATCTCGGCGATTTTGATCTGGGCTACCTGCTCGGCGGTCAGCTTGTTGTTGCTGATCAGGTCACCAACTTCTTTCTCATCCACCCCGATGGCCTTGGAGATGGCCGAAACCGCCATGCCCGCAAGCGGGCCTCCGAGTGCCGACGCGACAGTCGGCGCGATTTGTTTGAGCCAATCCATTACTGTTTACTCCTCGAAAGCATGGTTGAAGCAATCTGCAACAAAACGCGGTAGGCGTCCACATCCGGCGGCTCTTCTCTCCACCCGACTGTGATCTGGCCCACCAGCTTACCCGGCTCCGGGGGAACGCCCACCCGGCACCCATAAACCATTCCTTTTTCGATGTACCACAGCCCGATCTCTGACTGGGCCGTCCGGTAGTGGCTGCATGGAATCTCGCCTGCCATTAAGGCAACCACATCTCGGTTGTTGGAAGCGTTGGTGGTGAACAGGCCAACATCCAGCCCCTCCAGCGTCTTATCGCGCCCTTGCTTGGTGTATGCCCGATACAGAACTCGGGTGCCGAACATCGGGTTCACTTTGAAGATGGCGACAACCGTGGCATCCGTATTTTTGAACAGGTGCGCCGCAACATCCTCCACCCGATCCTCGGCGATAGTGGGCAGCTTCTTTTGTTCCTTGTACGCACCGATCAGAAACGCCTGGTTCTGCCAGACAAAATACCCAACGAATGTAAAGACGGCCATCAACAAAATGGCGAACAGTTTGAACGGCGAATCCACATAGCCAAGGATTCGATCCAGCACCGTCAGTTGCGCCTTCTCATCGTTCATTCTTCTAGCGCCTGTTTCACGATCATGATGATCAGCCCGCCCATGATGCAGACTGTGATCAGCGCCCCAATAATCTGCGCGGCCAACAATCGCTGTGCGGACAGCTTCTTGCGTTCAGCCTCGGCAATCCGTGCGGCCTTCTCCCGCGCCTGCTTGATCTTCATCCGCTCCCTAAGCATCTGCTCCCAGAGTTCGGGATAACCGCCGTAGACCAACATGTGTTTGAGTTGCTCCTCAGATTCCCGTAGCTGATTGGCCTGCATCACGATCTCCATTGCCCGAGCGGTGTCGCTCTTGCCTGCCTTGCCTGCATCGTTGGCGGCTTTTTGAACAACGTCTCGGGCGTCAAAGAAACGGCTGAACTCCCCAACCAAACCGTTGATGTCCTTGCCTAATTTGATGGCTTTCTGGATGCCAGCCACCGCAGCTTGCGCGGCGGCAAATGCGGTGAACGGATCCATTTCCTAACATTCTTTCCTCAATGTTTAAAAAAAGACATGACATACCCAGCCATGGCAGATGCGCCTGACACTACGGCCATGCCGACCCAGAACCCGCCCCGGCCCTGGTTGGCTAAGGCGACCAGCTTTTCCAAGTTGCCTTCCATCTTGTCCATCTTTTTTTCCATCTCATCAAACCGGCGCTCGTAATCTTGGACTTTTTGCCAAAGAACGCCATATTTAACAAGATCAATATCTGGTTGCGGTTGTTTCACGTCGTTCGCCCCTAGGCTGGCCACGTTTATTGGCCTTCCCGGCTAATGTTTTCAAGGGTTGATCCAGCGCCAGGCTGCAAAGCCCGCTCGGCTTCGCGGCGTTCGCGGGATGCTCGAATCACGCGCCGCGCTTCGCTTCCAAGCGGATAGCCGACGGTCTTCAGACCGATGACGTTGCCGACCTGTTCAGCACCGCCCGCGGCCTTGTTGGCTAGGTAGCTTACCAAAGTGTTGGAATTGTTCACAAACGAACCGCGGGGCTGGAATTGCGTATAAGCGGCCACGTTGCCAAGGGTACGCAACTGCAACTGGCTTTCAGGGTCAAAGATGGCTTGGAAGTTCTTTACGTCGTCCAGCTTCTTCAGCGCCTTGTTGTATTGCGCCTGGCTAAAGTTGCCGCGGCCATCCACAATTCCAGCCTTGTCCGACAGCCAGTTGATGGTGCCAGCCCTCATGTGCTGGTGGGCGGGCGAATCACGGCCAAGCGTTTCAACCATTGTGTTAATGTTCTTGTTCACGCCGTTGACCACAAACTTGTCAAAGTACTTGTCGGCGGGCACCGTCTCATCAACCGCAGCCTTGTAGGCTGGGTCTTTCTTTAGCGCATCAAAACGGGCCTTGGCCAACGCACGGGCCTGATCGGCCAACGGCTTCAATGCTGCGGCTTCGCCCTTCAAAGGCAATTGCTCTAACGCTTCGCGCACAATACTGGATGCCATGGCGGCGTTGCCATCTCCCGACCGTTCAGCTTTGCGAATTTCCGCGGCCAAGTTGGTTCGCATGGCCTCAAACTGTTCAAACGTCATCGGCTCACCATTCTTGAACCGTTCCAACTGATTCTTAATCGGCGATGGTAGAAAGTCTGTTTTCAGTTTCTTGGCCAGCGCGGCCTCAGCATTACGCGCCAACGTAACCCCGTCCACAGGAAATTGGCCACCAGCAGCATCTTCCAGCGCCTTGTAAGCCTTAGTAATATCTGCGCTGCGGGTGTCGTCCAATGCCTTGTAGGCATCAATCAGCGCCTGGCTGGATTCAATGGTCTTGGTGGCGTATACGTCGGGCGCTGCGCGTTCGCGGATCAGCGGGACGTTTTCCACCAGTTGGGCATTTTGTTCATTAAACCGTTGGGCAAATGCGGGCTGTTTTCCGCGTAGGTTTTGTTCGCTTGACAGCTTTACCACGTCACCCGTGGCTTGGCCTTCAGTGAGCCGCACGGGCACCGGCAGCGAATCAGCTTCCAAATGGCGCAGCACAACAGGCGCGTTCACCTTGTCCAACGGCATATTGCCGTACAACTGCTGGAATTCAGGCGTTGCGGATGTCAGGGCTTGGCGAATGATCGTGGCATCGGGCACACCGGCTGCGCCAACGCTGCCGCGGCCAGGCTGCGGCGGAATGGGCGCACCAGGAACAACCGGGGCGGCAGGGGCGCCAAGGGTGGGCGCTCTCACTGGCGCTGTGGTCGTGCCAGGCGCAATGGCTTCAGTCGTAGCCCGCACCGCGGTGCGAACGGGGGCTGGCGTAACTTGGGCGGCGGCTTCCACAACTTTGCCACCGGCTTGCTTAACAGCTTGGCCAGCCAGTCCAGCTTCCCGCTGAACAGTTCGGCTAAATGGTGCTGCCGTCAGCCCCAGATTTAGGTAATACTCAACTTCAGGAACGGGGATGCCGGTTTTTTTCGAAATGGCTTCCGCGCTTTCGCCCACAAACTTGCCGATGGTGTCCATCACCCGCTGGCTAAATTCGCCCTTATATTCAGGCGTTTCGGTCACGCCAAACGCGCGCCCGATTGGGCGCTCTAACGCGCCAGTAACACGGGCTTGGACTTGCGCGGCTTGCTCTGGCGTTTGGCCGGTCGCACGGGCACCGGCATAGGTGGCCATCCCGGCAACGCTAGGAACGACGCCATAAACCGTATCGGCCAGTGCCGCGCTACCGCGTAGGACTGAAGTAACCAGATTCGCAACTTTGCCTTTTTTGACCGGCTCGTCTAATGCGTCAGCCACAGCGGCATCCACCGCGGCGGGCTTCATCAGGTCATCAATAGACAACGCGCCAGGTGCAGCGGCAGCCGGGGCGGCACCAGACGCAGATAGCCGCTGACCATAAATCGCCCCAGGGCCGCTTTCAAATTGCGTGATGCCCGCGGTCAGTTGTAGACGCACCAGTGGGTCGTTCAAATCAATCTGCTGGTCAGGCTTTAGGCCCGTTACCCTAGCCACATGGTTGATGTAGTTGCGGGTGCCCTCGGGCGTATTGCCTTTGCCGGTCGGCGGTGACCAGGTGTTGATGACGCCTTCCAGTGTATTGATACCGCGCTTGCCGTAGGCTTGCAGATTGCGGTCAAGGGCTTGCAACCCTTCTTCCATGGTGCCGAATTGGGCCAGTTGGCCTTTGGGCATCAACGCGCCGGGATTGTTGGTTCGCAGCGGCGCTGGAGTCGTCGGCGCAGTAGGTTGTCGCGCTGGCATTTTGGTGCCAAACGCTTCGCCGACCGCAGCGTCGATCTTGCTGGGGTCAAACAGGTCTGTCGCCATCACTGCCCCCTAATCAGTTTTTGCATCGCGCCGATGTTATCGACCAGTCGTTTGTAGCCTGGTGAATTTGGCCCACCAGCAGCGGTGACCACTTCGCGGATGGCGTCGCGGTCGTTGTTTTTCATGGCATCAACTAGGCGCACCGCGTTAATGTCTACAGTTTGCGACCACTTGCTTTGGAAGTCGCGGGCAGACAGCGGATCATTTTTAGACGCCGCAAACGCGCTTTGAACGCCTTGGTTAAACAAGTCAGTAGCGGTGGCCAGCGCTCTGTTAACACGCGCCGTCTTTTTAATTGCTTCGGGTGTCCAATTGATGGTGCCGGTGCTTTCTGCGGCGATGTTTCTGGCTGCGTCCGTTCCAAGTCCAGCAGACTGAGCCAAAGATGCGGTTTGCAGCGACATATAGTGGCCCAACTGATTCAGCGCAGTAGCGTTGCCACCGCCCAAACCAACCGCGTTGAAAACAGCGTAGCCGCCAGTCAGATTAGCCAACAAACCAGCGCCCCGACCCGTAAGGGCTTCGTCAGCCAACCTCACAATTTCGTTGTTGTTAAACGTCTGATTGGGCACCTGCGTTGCAGCGTTGGCTGCGTTCATGCGAATAGCGTTTGCTGCTTCCACCGTCTGCGGCGTTTCGCCAGGCCGAATGCGTGTTACGCCCGTGGTTCCACCAACAGCGGGCGGCACTGCGGGGCGCACCTGTGGCGCATTTGCGGGCGCGCCAGGGGCTGGCATCGGCACACCACCTGTGGGCGTTAACGTGGTCATGCCTGGCAGCGCCGTCGCGGGCGGCGTTTCGCCAGCCGTGCGTTGGCCAAGGAATCGACCGTTGGGGTCGTACACGTTGACGATGGGCATATTGTTCTGGTCGTATTGACCGCTGAACACTTCACGGCTTCCTGGCGGCAGTTGCGCGGTGACCAAGGGCGTCGGGCCAACAGTCTGCACAGGGGCTTCGCCCGCCACCGATGGACGCGTAACCGTTGGGAATGTAGCCGCCCCAGTTGCGGCCGTTCCGGCCCGCGGGGCAAATGCTTCTTGTTGCTGTGCAGGAGACAACAGCGTGTTGGCCCCAGCAATCGCCATGGAAGGAAGTTGCGGGCCTGACGGGATGTCTTGCCAAGTAACTTTATAGGCGTCGATAAGTTTGGCCAGGTCGGGATTGTCTGGGTTTTCTTTCTTCAACAAATCCATTTCAGCAAGGTATGCGGCCTTGTCCTGAATGCCCAAACGCCCCAAGATGCTGAATCGCTGCGCGATCATGCTGCGCTGATCTTGGGTCAACCCTTGTTTTGCGGCAATCGCTTGCGTTTGTGCGGTACCCAACGTGGTGAATTTTTGAATGTATTCCGATCCCGTCAAAGGCGCCAGATTAGGAACCGCCGCGTTCAATTTGTCGATGTCGATTCGACCGTTGGTTTGGTAGTTTTCAGGCTTTGCTAAAAATTGCTGCATAGCCATTCGTTCGCGCTCTTTTTGCTGCTCAAGAGTCAACGAAATTGCGCCCTGACCTGTCACCTGTTGCTGTTGTTGCAGCAACAAAGGATTCATCTGTTCGGCTTGCTGGTAGGCTTGTGCGCTACGGGCAAGATTCATCATGTCGCCTAGGCTCATCGTGGACATGGGCCTAACTTGGGTTCCGATTGGGGTTACGCTTAGGTCTGCCATGGTTCAATCCTCAACCGATGTTTGCCGTGTAAGGAACGGCCATGGATGGGCCAGGCGTCGGCACAGTTGCCGCCGTCGGCCTGTTAAGGAATGAATACATCAATGCGGAATTCCCGATATTTCCATAAGCCCCCGCCATGGCATTTGCGGCACCAATCTGACCAGCACCCAAGGCAGTAGCGCCGCCAATTGCAGCCTGGCCGATGTTGCTGGCTGCGGCTTGGCCTAGCTGTCCAGTTTGTGTCTGCGCCGTTTGACCAATGCCCGCGATACCCGCCAGTGTGTTGTAAATGTTCTGGCGCTGCGAAATGACTTGGGGCATTGCTGTCCCAAGCGTGTAGTCAATCGCAAACTTTTGGGCTGCGCGGTCAACATTCGACCCGCCGCCGCCGACGTTCATGGCTGCACGGGCAGCGCCTGTGCCTTGTTCAATGCCAAACTGATAGCCAGGTAGCCCCATGATTTCTTCACGGGTAACAGGTGCCGTCAGCCCCGGCAGCAGTTTACCAATCCTCGTTAATGCGCTGTACCCAGCTTCCCGATACGGCTTTTGCTGCTCGTTGATGATGTCAAACATTTCGCGCTGCTGTTGGACAGCGTACCTCGCAGCGTCAGCCTGTCCAGCGGCACCAGATTGTGCGGCCCCAGCCTGTTCCTGCGCGCCCATGTAGCCCAGGACGGCTGATCCACCTATTGCAACAGCAACCCAAGTCATAATTGTTCCCCTTCCAAGGCTTTCATCTGGCCAACGATCTGCTTCAACTTGTTTGTCGAATCAAACAAGGCCGAATCATCAGGCTCAATCAGTTCAGTTTCAATTTCGTCCAAATCCGTTTTTTCGGTCTTATGGATAGTGATGCCGATGGCGTCAGTAACTGCTAACGTCACGCGCTTGGTTCCTGGTTGACATTCCACAACATCACCGGCTCGCAACTTCAGCATTCCTTTTTCTGTCCAAGCGATTATCTCGCCCATGGCGCATAAAAAAAAGTGCGGCTCTTTATGAACCTTGCCAACAATCAGCGTTCCAGCGGGCCGAAACACTCGGCGGCAGTACATTCCAGGGCTGAAAAAATGCTCGGTCTGTAGTTCGGCCTGGGGCATCGTGGCCATTTCCGCTTGCAGACGGTTGATCTGGTCGCGGGTAGGCACTTGGTTAATCAGTTCTAGTTCCATCAGAACGTACCCCCACCAATACCGCTTAGAGCCGTCAGCAGCGTAAACGTGCCTTGCGCGGGCGTCACGTTGCCAATGACCGTATCGTTGATTTCGCCCCCGTTAATAGTCTGGTACTGCACTGTGCTGCTCACAATGTTCGGGTTTTGCAGCCATTGAATCCACTCACGCGACGGTCTGCCCGTGGCCTGATCCAAGAACGGCGACGTGGGAAACCGAATGTTCGTAAGGGTCGCCATCAGTTATCCCCAGGGGATGCCTTTAGGTTAGCCGACACAATTACAGTTTTTACGGGATCGGTCACGGCCACTTCAAAGATGCGGTCACGCGCCCAGCCCAGCCGCCGCCAGATGGCCCGGTTGGTGTAGTTGCCTTGCCGACCAATTCCAGTCCAGTGTTCATTCGACCAGGTAGAACCACCGTCATTTGACCACCGCAGCATCGCCTGGGGGTTGTCACCTTGCCCCGTGGTCAACCCGACACCAGGTTGAAATTGGATTTGAAATTCCTCAAAGTACTGGCGCTGCAAGTCGGTTGTAATGTGCGGGGCGCGGCGCAACCGACGAATTGGATTGCCAGCGTCGGTATAGGCGTCAAAATTGATGGCATAGATTTTGCCGTTTTCGTAGTCGCCCGCCAAGTTTTTGTTAGCAAACGCAATGCAGTTCTGACCGCGGTGGCGCTTGTAAACTGCGTTGGCGCTGTCCCACCACAACCATTTAAACCACTGCTGGGTGGCTAAGTCATAAACCCAAGTCAGGTCAATATCAGGAAAGGTGATGACATAAAACTCGTGACCCTCTTGCTGCATCGACCAAGCGCGGGCGTTTTCCACGTTCACGCCGATCAGGCTGTTTTCCACCGCATGGGTCGAAACCCTCTTGTATTCGTAGCCCATCATCATGCCGATGGTGGCCGTGCCCAGCGTGTCGCGGGACAGGAACATGAAAGTTTCAGCGTAACGCACCAGCGAGAAACGCGCCCCAATACCGTTTTGGCTGGAAGTGCCCGACACCCTTTGGAATGGAAAGGTCAACAGCCCAGGAATCTGGGTGCCTACGTCTGTCCAAACCTCGGTCGTGACTTCGCCCAGCAGGTAGACCTGGCGGTGATCAACGATCAGGGCCACTAGGTTGTCAGGCGATCCATCTTTGGCCCCATACCACGCCTGGGTGGACAAGGGCGAACCCAAGTCGGTCGATGACCACAGTTGCGTGCCTGGCTTGTTGTAAATAATATAGTTGTCTACTGTGTCGCATACGTCGGCGCCTAGCCATGGCCCGTCGGATGGCGGCAACTTTACAAACGTGTTGGTGCCCACAACGTAGTAGTAGCGATTTACGCCATCCACGATGTACGCCGTCAGTCCTTCGGTAGTCATCACGTTGTCGGTGATCGACACCGGCCCGCTGCTGGTGGTCAACGTCCCCACTTCGGTGTAAGTTAAAGTCTGGTCTATGCGGTAGACCCGATTTCCACAGACTGCGATGGCGTACTGTAAGCCTGACAGCGCCCGCATTCCTCGTACTTCAGCCTGGACGGGAAGTGTGATGTCTGTCACCAAGCCAGGGGTAGGGTACAGCGCCACAATCCCCCTTTCGCCTGGCTGTTTCGTCGGGTCGATTTCGGGGTAGAAGTTGATGCACTCCTGGTCGTTCTGATAGATCGACCTGGTGGTGTAGGACGCGCCGACAAAACCAAAATCAGGCATTAGTTGAAGCCTCCGTCAAGAATGAACGCGGCGTCTTTGGGCCGACCCGTCATAAGCACGTCAGGATAACGGCTCACTTGCGGCGGCTTCATGTTCGTGCGTTTGATCGTTGCCTTCGCTTGAGCCGCGTAGGCAGTGATCTGGCTGACCTGAATTTGGTTTACTTTGCCAAACATAGGCATCATGCGTTCGGCTAGGCACCATCGCAGCGCCATGTTGTAGCCCTGCGGGAATTCCATGGTGCCATACAGGTCACCAAACTCGCGGAAGATGGTTTGCGTGAACAGGTGCATTTCGCCCTGTGACGGGTTCGGCCACAGATAGATCGTGCCCAGCTGCTCAGACGGTTGGTAATACAACGATTTTGGCCACGGGCCATTCAAGGTCTTCAGCCCAATTGATTCGTATTCTTCCAGGCTCAGAATAGCGATGGGGTAGTCCAGACCGCCGCCATAGATTGGGACGCCGTTGGACGTGGTGTTGACCCGCACAAACGCCGATTCAATGGTTAATGGGCGCTGGTAGTAGGCGTCAATAATCTGGCTTACTACAGGCGTTGTATGGCCGCGGCTGACCGTATAGGTGCCGCCTTCATTGACGTTGCCGCCAGCGCCGGTATCAAACGCCACGATGGTCGTGCCAGACAGCACTCCAGGGCCGGTAAGCGTCATACCCATGGTGATGGCGCCTTTGGTAACGCCGTCGTTGGGCACTGTTAAGGTCGTGCCGCTGATCGAACCCTCAAACCGCGCCGACACATTGCCCGATGGCCCGATGGTGTACTGCACTTGGTTTTGCACACACGGAAAAACAATTTCGGTGCGATAAAACACCATCATGTTTTCGTTTGACCATTGAGCGATCATGTCGTTCAGCATATCCAGCCCATCTTGGGCTTCATCTGCTGTCGGATTTTCGCCAGCAGCCAACGCGCCAATGTCCTTCATGGCGCGGGTGATAATGTCATAAGGCGTTGTCATTTTGGCTTAACCCATCCTTTCTGACGATCATGTTTGTTGGGAAAATCCGCGGGCCAGCGCATCAGTGTAGGTAGTGAATTTGTCATGGCGCGTCAATATTGTTAGCCTGGACAGAACCAGTAGCACCGGCATCAATAAAAACGGCAGCACCAGCCGCAGCAAAATTCTTGATGACGTTGCTCCATACACCGCAATAAGTAGAACCCGCGTTTACAAATACGCCTCGCGTAGTGGTAACACCGCTACCCGAAAAACTTATCGTGTTTCCGTTTACGTTGGTGTTTGGTGACGTATCTACCCAGACGCCATATGTCGATGAGCCTGAAGTAGCAGTTACCTCAACAATATTGCCGCTCACAGTGGCCAATGTGCAATTTTCCAAAACAGCGCCACGCGACAGTCCGTAAAAAACATTACCTGTAATTGCAATGTTATTGCAACGGATAAAGTATGCGCCAGTATCGCCAGCTAACGTTAATCCTGGTGCCCTAAGTTTGCAAACATTACCTGAAACAGCAACTTCATAAAATTTTGCTGTCGCTGATCCTTGAACTTTAATTGGTTCACTTTTAGAATGAATTTCATTGTTTGCGATTACTAATCGACGACAGTTAGTTGTCGCGGTTGGCAATGTAACAACAATTCCAAAATCATCCGTTGCCGTATCGTCGCCAATCCAATTAAAAACATTTCCGCTAATAATGCCTTCGGATTCTATATTATCTACATAAGAAGCAAACCGAATACCGCTTGCAGTAGCGCCATTGATGTGATTATTCTGAACAATTGCGGAACGCCCTTCAACGTTAATTCCAATTCCGTAAGCGCCTTCAATGGAATTGTTTGTAAAATATATGTCCTCCGACCCAGCGTGAGTGTCTAACGCATCGCCACTTGTACCGCCGACGTTTGGAACGTTGTTATATACAGCGTTATGGCTCACCGTAATACGGCGAGTAATTCCGTAGGATGTAGAAGTGTTGTTGTTCGTTGTAAACGCATGACGCACATTACGAATGGTGTTGTTTGTAATCAAGCAATCTTGACTAGCATCCGCGCAAGTAATCCCGTACGCCTGCGTTGCGTTGTTTGCTTCCTCAATATAGCAATTTGAAACGGTACTGAGAACGCAATCCGTCAGTCGAATATGGTACACGTCGCAATCAAACGTGGACATATTTTCGATTGAACAATTAAGTCCAACACGAATTAAAATACCTTGCACCAAGTCATTTGCGGCTGGCGCAACAATCGTGCCGTTTTTCAAATGGACATTTTTAACCGGCGTAAGTTTTTGAATTGTGGCCGTTGCTGCGGTGGTGTAGTTAGATTCCGCAGGGCATACAATAGTCAAACTTGTGGGCGACACAACAGTGTCTACAAAATTTATTTCGCCAATTTTCGTGCTGGTTCTAGTGCTATCCCAAATCGTGCTTGAGTAGATACGCACCATGTCCCCGGCTGCAAATCCAGCAGTAGAACACGATACGGTTTGCTCATTCAGCCCAAGGCCAGACGTTAAAACAGCCGATGTTGCGGTGTAACTTCCTTCAAATGAAA